GCATCAGCGACAACCTCACGCACCCTACCCCCCCTGCATACCATCGTTTCCGGACGCATCACCGGTTTTAAGGTGCTTGACAAGGGCGATAATCCTTACCTTACCCGTGTAACTCTGCCTGCACCGGACGAATTCAGTCACCCGCAAACGGTCGAAGTTCGTTCCAAGCGCCGGGTCGGCCAATTGCATGAAGACACCAAGCTCCTCGTTCGTATTGGCAGCTATCGTCGAACTTTTCGCTTACAGAGTGGCGAAACAGCCGATGCGATTGATCACACCCTGTATGTTGTTGAGTAACGGCTATGGGCAGTTCCTTCCCACCGTTTGAAATGATCTCCCTAGATCTAGGTGAGGGCGATAGCGTTTCCGTTGGTATCCTCCCCCCTGATTTCGACGATGACACCCAGCAGCAAAGTATTGACCTAGCCGTATGTGGTTCTGGTCGTTTTGCTGTTTCTGTTCCTATGTCCTTAGAGCAAGCGCTTGATCTTTACCGTGCTCTTGGTCAGCTGATTGACCTTGCCAAAAGCACCAGCGGATCACTCGCTTGATTGGGCTTGTCTATTCTTCAACAAAGGACACGTCACCTGCCGCTGTCCGATCTGAACGCCTCCGTGTGATTCCTCAAGAATCCCGTGTGAAGCGTTTGAAAAAAGGCACATTGACCGCCGCCCGTCTCATGCAAACGCGCCTTTCCTCAAACGGTTCCCGCACTCGCGTTGCCATGCTCACCTTGACCTACCGCGACAATGTTGAATGGCAACCCAATCACCTTAAAGCCCTTCGTAAGTCGCTCCGTGAGTTCCTCAAGCGCCGCAAGATTACCCCCCGCTTCGTCTGGGTGATGGAACTCACCCAGCGCGGCCGCCCGCACTATCACATGCTTATCTGGCTCCCTGTAGGTGTAACCCTACCCAAGCCCGACAAACGCGGTTGGTGGCCTCACGGCATGACGAAGATCGAATGGGCTAAAAACGCGGTTGGCTACATTGCCAAATACGCCTCTAAAGCCGATGCAACGCACAAATTCCCCAAGGGCGCGCGTATTCACGGCGTAGGTGGTCTAGAGGTGGAGGATAAGAATGTCCGTACATGGTGGCTCTCTCCAAAGTGGGTACGCGATCACTGGCAAAACCCACAGGACAAACCAAGACCTGCTCCCGGTGGTGGGTATGTATCCCGCGTACTTGGTGATTGGCTCCCCTCGCCTTGGCTGGTTGAATTTGAACATGGCGCACTTTATATTCGTAAGCGTGAGGGTATTTAAAATGGAATGGTTATTTTATTTTTTCATACCGCTGCTTGCGGCTTACATATTATTCAGGTGAATCATGTACCAATGTAAAACTTTGGTTAATGGAACTTGTACAGAATGGTTGGAAGTCTCATTTTTGGGTCTACCTCCCATACCGCCAGAAGATGCTCATGCTCTTTTTGCGGTTGTCCTCGGTCTTTTCGCGCTTGCGTGGGGCTTTCGTTTCGTTGTTAACTTTCTCTCTAAGAGGTGATTTATGTCGATCTTGAAAAAATTGGGCTATTCAGCCCTTGCTGTTGTTGTTGCTTCACCTGCGGCTTTTGCTGCCGTGGATGTAACCGCCGCGACTACTGCTCTAGGTGATGCTGCTATTGCCATTGCCGCTGTTGGAGTCCTGATGGTTAGCGCCGCTGCGGCGGGTATCGCATACCGTTGGGTTACAGCCTTCTTGGTTAAGTAATCAATTAGGGTTAATGGTTTATTCCATTAACCCTTTTGCCATTCTTTTATTATTTCTATAGGTCGGGGTTCATGAATAATAAAACAATTGCATTTTTATTTTCTCTCTTTACTTTAGTTTTTTCTCCTGCGTCTCAGGCGGTTATGTGTGTGGAAATTGGAGCTTCAGCATGTCCGCCTGAATATTTTTACGATGATAATGGTTCAGGTTCTTGTACATGTATTAAAAACATAGGTACGGCTTTAAAATCTACTCCGCGAGAATATGATCTTGTTCGTGCTTATGCAGATACTGTTGCATGGTTGGAATATTGGAAAAGTCAATATCCAAGTTATGCAAATTGTTCAGGTTCGCCTGTATTAACGTCACCGGGAAAATATACTTATAATGTTAATCAATGTCATAATGCTAATGGTGATCCAGCTAGTGGAACGTTATATGGTGGTCCACATTTATTACCTTGTGAGCCAACCCAAACAGAAAACGGCAATATGTGTGATGAATTTATTTGTCCTGCTGGTAAAGAAGTTCGCAATGAATCTGGAAAGGTCACGGGTTGTTTATTAGAAAAAGCTCCGCAGCAATGTCCTCAAGGCTCGCAATACAATGGATATGATGCAAACGGTACAATAATCTGTGAGCCTGTACCTGCTCAATGTGATTCCTCAAAATGTGAGGTATCGATAGATGGAATTTGTAAAACATTCCTTCCTATTTGTTATGCGTGTGAAGTTCCTTTTGTAATCCCCTGTGGTCAAACTTGTGATGTAAATGACTGTGTAAATGATCTTTGCCCGGGTGCCTGCTCAATCCCGAATGGAACAGGCGGTTGCATGAATGACTATCAAAATCCCGCCTGCGGTGTGCCTGTTGTTCCACCTGTCGAGCCGCCGCCCACCGAGCCACCGCCCACCGAGCCACCGCCCACCGAGCCGCCGCCCACCCAGCCTCCGCCCACCCAGCCGCCGCCCGTCACCGAGCCGCCGCCCGGCACCGAGCCTCCGCCCGGTACCGAGCCGCCGCCCACCGAGCCACCGCCCACCGAGCCGCCGCCCACCGAGCCGCCGCCCACCGAGCCACCGCCCACCGAGCCGCCGTCCACCGAGCCGCCGCCCGCCACTGAGCCGCCGCCCGGCACCGAGCCGCCGTCTGAAGAAGGCTGTCCACCCGGTACTATTCAGCTAGGCTCGGCTTGCGTCCCAAGCAATGAATCTGGTGGTGGTGATGGTTGTGATTCTCCCCCTACTTGTTCCGGCGATCCGATATTATGTAATCAGCTAAAACAAACGTGGCAGCTTAAATGTGCTTTTGATACTTCAGTTCTTCCTGACTATGACACACAGACACAGGAAACTATAGATACCCTCCATGATAATCTTCATGAGGAAAAGGACATTGGAATAGGTGATTTAAATCAATCTGCCTTCCTTTCTGGTTCTTGTACCGGGTTATTTAGTCCTATTAATATCATGGGATCTACTATTGATGTTGGTTCTGTTATGTGCCCCATACTTGAAGCGCTACGTTATGTGACTATTGCTTTAGCTGCCTATTTTTCATTTTTGATTCTGACGGGGTAATTTATGGCACCGCTTATTCCTGCTCTTGTTGCTGGTCTTGCGTGGGCATTATCCAGTGTTATAGTTCGTATTATTACTGCTATGGGAGTTGCATTTGTAACTTATAATTATGGCCTTCCTGGCTTTATGTCTTTTATTCAATCAAACCTCGGTGCTTCGTCGCATACGTTTCAGTCAATAGCTCATACTATGGGCTTAGATATTTCTATAAGTATGGTTTTGTCCGCTGCATCAATAAAAGCTGTTTCTCGTCTTGTCGTTAGTAAAAAATCATGATTTCACCGATTACCCTTATAACTGGTAATCCCGGTGCTGGTAAAACCCTGCGTGCTCTGCATTTGCTGCATGGTCTCCAACCTACTGGAAAGCGACTTTATATTCACGGTGTGACTGACTATACAGGTGCGGCCGAGGTTATCACGGATGAACAGTTAAACACTTGGCATGATTGGGCTGAAGATGCTGTGATACTGGTTGACGAGTGTCACAAGTCTATCCCGCAACGCACCAAGGATAAACCTCCGGTATGGATTGAAGCTTTTGCAGAAACTCGTCATAAAGCCGTCTTTTGGCTTCTTGTCACGCAGGAACCCATGAGTCTTGACGCTTTTGTACGCCGTCGTGTTGGCCAGCATGAACACCTTGAACCCCGCACACAAAAGCAATCCCTTATTTTCTCATGGCAAAAATCTGCAAATATCACGGATTATCACGAACGCCAAAATGCAACTAAAACTCTTTGGAAACTTGATAATGCACAATTTCAGCATTATAAATCCGCGACAATTCATGAACGCCGTAATGCTCCTATTCCTTATTTAAAACTATCAATAATTATTGGCGTTATTGTCCTGATTATTTATGGTATATTTTCGGCATATACCGCATTTAGTTCATTTGATGGTAAACCAACTCAAATAATCCCTAGTATTCAATCACAAGAAATTATTAACCCACCTTTATCAAATTCTAATCTTTCACTTAATCCAAACCCTGAATTAAATAAATTAAATGAAAAAATTAACTATATTGAAGCGCGTGTTCCTCGTGTCGAATCCCAACCTTGGACAGCTCCAATCTTTGATGAAGTAATTCCTGATCTCCCTGAAACGTACTCCTGCTTAATGACAGCAAATAAAACGCGCTGTGCCTGCTATACGGCGCAAGGTGTGTCCGTTCAATTAGATAAAAACACCTGTATTTATCTTGCTCAGAATGGTTCGCACGACCCATATAAACAACAACGCCAAGCTAATAAAAATAATTTATCTCAACATAGTTACCCATCCCCCCTACCTTCTGAACCTACGCATTACGTGTCAGGGGGGGGGATAGCGCCAGCCCCCCCCCCTGTACAGTCTCCCTATGCTTCTACCCCCGCAACCTATGCTGCGGGTTATGGTTTGCCCCCAAGTAATCCAGGTGGTCTTGGTTTTACCCGCTGAACAGGTTTTCTGTTATTTATAATTCTACTGTAAATTCTTTAATCCCTAGTTCTTTTAACAATTTTGCTGCGGCGTCGAGTGTTGCGAATGTGCGTGTTCCTCCTCGTGCTTTCTCTAGCTCACTGGTGAATCCCCAATGGATCATTATGTACCAGCCATCATTTAATATGTCGGGTGCCCGCACTTTAAACCCGTGTATTAACCCCTTACTCAGGTCATTCTTTAGTATATCGAGTTTCATTTTCCATCCTCTCTTTGTCGTTTCAGTGAATACATAATAGCAGTATTGTTCTGACATAACAAGTGTTCTGTCAAACAATTTTATGATTTATTTGTGACAAAACTGATGTTTCGTAGTAACAAACTAAGGGTGCTGTTCTACGGTTAACCACTGTTCTCCGCAACTGCTGCTGACAACACCTCGCTAAACCGGATTTCATGGGCTTAGGCGTAAGCGGCACGAAATCAATTTTTAAAGCTGCTAGCTTTACCCCGCGAAACTTTTCGCTTTATCCAGGTGCGAAATTGCTTATAATGTGTCCTATGTCTACTATTAGCGTTATTTATTGCGTTTGCGTCTGGACTGAAAAAACCTGAAAAGCTTAATGTGGATGATTCTCATGTTCGCGGCCTGTTTCTCCACACGCGTAACAAAACTCTGCCAGTAATTTCGCTGTGTTTCAGTTGTTGCCCTTTCTGCTTCGATTTCCGCAAGCAAATAATCACGATTAATTTCTAGTATGTCTGCGATTTTCCAACAAATATAAGGACTTGCATGCTTTTTTCCTTGCATCATTTCGCTGATTCGTCCCTGGTTGATTACTAGAACCTTTGCCAGTTGGTAATCACTTTTTATTTCTAATTTTTCTCGCACCATTTCTAAATAGTCGATTGTTCTGGTCATTTTTTCCCCTCGTAGATTTTTTGAGTTTAGTTCTATTTGTGAACTTGACAAGTTTTACTTTATGAGTTAGCCTCCGTAGCGTTCACTATCCGAACGCACCTACGAGGCTATTTATATGACCCAGACGGTTCCTCAGACCCCC